GCGTTCAAATTGCCAGAAACCGCGTGCAGGTCCTGCGATTTGCCGCCGGTAGATAAAGCGGCTTTCTTGCAAGCCAATCGCCAGTAGTAGCACCTCTGCCCGCTCGCCTTGCAGGGCTTTGGGTAGCTCTGCCAAGGCAGGGCGGATGATGCTGTGTAGGGCTTCTTGTGGGGTCATGTGAAGTTCCTCGATACGGTGACATGGTGTTTTTGGGCGCTGGCTATGCCTTCGCGGACGCTCCATAGCTCAATGCGCAGGCTTGCGTTTAGGCGCGGGTTGTTGTTTGCGTCTTTTAGGTTGCTAGCGGCTTGTTCATCGGCTGCTGCCCATGTGTAGCCGGTCGTTGTAATGCCATCGACGGACAGGCACAGCGCGTTAGTCTCGCCGTACACGCGCAAGGAATAAGTCACGTTTTCTTCACTGGTGATATGGCCGGTTTGCGTATCGTGCAATTGGTCAGCTTGCAATAAGCGATTGCGGCTCGCCCATGTGATAGCGAGTGCGCCGCTGATTGTTTGCGGGTAGGCATGCCCGTTTAGTTTGAGGTTGCCGGGCGGGTAGGGTTTGTGCTGGCGGGCTTTTAATTGGATGCTATCAATGGGCGCTAGGTTTTCTGGCAGTGTGTCGCTTAGCGTACGGGTTAATAGTTTGGTCTGTACACTCTCGTTAATCAGGTATTGCTTGTCATCGTGACAGGCTGCCTCTTGATAAAACCATATAACCGCGCCGCTGTCATGCTTGGCAGGCACGCTATCGGCGCAGCCTCTTTTGAGCGTGACGGTATTGTTCGTTAGGTTGACGGCGGACACTTGGACTATTTCGTCATCAACCAGCGCGGCGCTACCTGCGAGGATTTCCTCTAGAGCTTGCGGATTAGCTAGCGTCAGGGTTACAGGTTCGGCAGCCAAAGGAATGTCGGCGCTAATCAATGCATGCGGGCAAAAGTCGCCGGTTACTGCCTCGCTAAACGGTGCGCCGCCGCTGCGCGTAAGTAGGGTAAAGTTTCGCCCCCCTTCGCTAGGCTTGGCCGCAAGTACTGCTAGCGCGGCTTGTTCATCGGTTACGGCGGATAAATCGCCCGCTGTCATCTCTACGGCAAGGTCAAACCAGCAAGGCTCAATCAGCCGTCTTAGCGTGATAGCTTTAGGGGTTAAAGCAGGCGGTGCTATCGGCGTTTGGCTTGCCCCTGTGCCCTCATCGGGTAGCACAAAGACATCTTCAACCACACTTAGCGTGATTTCAGACTTGCCCAGTTCGCCGTAGTCAATTGCGCCTACTCTAAAAACAACATCATCAATACCCCTGTGTGGCGCATTTAGGCGAAACACGCTGCCCGGTTCTAGATTAGAGCCGCGCCGGTCAAGGCGGATTTTGAGTGTTTGTAAGTTTGAGGTGGATAAAAAGCAGTCTCTAGCGGCTACCCGCGCGGCAAGGCTCGCAGTGGGAATGCCTGGATAGTCGGTGGTCGTTGTAATCACGCCGCCTGCTTGCTGTATTGCGCCTAGGTTTTTTGCGCGTGATTGGCGGGTTTTGCCATCTTTTGGGTCTACCCATTTAATAATGAACTGATTGGCCGCACTATCGGCTGCGCCGGTGCGCTGTTCATCAATAGCCAGTAAGCCTGTGCCTTGTTCAAATAATGGCAGGTCATCTTTTTTGTAATCTTCTCGGATTAAACGCAGTGTCCAAAGCCCTGTAGTGCGCGACAAATAATGTACCGCGCCAATATGGCTTAAGACTAAATCTTCAAAGCGTGTAATATCATCGGTGCGCCGCCACTTTAAACACAGGCCAAAGCCTTCTTGGTGCAGTTGATCTGCGGCTTTCTTGTAGCTTTCAACATCGAGCAAGGAGCGGTGCTTGCCGCGCCCCCAGTCGCGGTTGGTTTGGCATTCTAAAAGAATGTGCGCGGGGTTCATCGCTTTAATTGCGCCACTCTCAAGGCTAATTAACGCCTTGGCCGGATACCAAGTATCGCTATTGTCCCAGCCTTTTAAGGCACGCCTTAAGCGCACAGCCCAGCGTTTTGGGTAGGGGTTCATCGCGGCAATAAGCCCGTCGTAATAGGCGGTGCATACGCCGCGAAAGGCTGGCGTTAAACCGCCTAATAGGCCTTTTAATTGTGGTGGTGCTTGTTGGTCTGGCTCGCCATTTAAAAAAATAAATGTCCCATCAATGCCGCCTTCGCGCTTATCGCCGCCAAACAAGCCGCCAGCGTTAATCCTAAAGCCTTTCCCGTTGTTGTTATGCGTGACGGGGCTGGTTTGTCCAACGCCAGCTCTATTTGAGCCGAAAGCCTCTTTATCGCCTACATTGATTTGTACTAGTTCATCGACCGGGCCTCTGCAAAAGCCCATATGCAGCGCTAGATAATAACGATAACCGACGGTGACTTTTTTCTTACTGCCCATCGCTGGCTTCCTCTTTTTGCGCTTCGTATATTGCGGCCAATTCCACTATGCGCAGTGCTAATGCGTCGCCGGTTTTAATCAACTCATCGGCGGCAATGCCATTTTGAATAAATTGTTTAAAATTGATTGCGTGCAGACGGGCAAATTCTCTAGCGCCTGCCACACAATAGCCATCAATCGCCCTTAAATGCTCGGTGGTAATAATTAAGCTATTCATTATTTGCCACCTTTGGTTCTAATCGCACTGGTACGCTGTTTGCCGTACGCTAGAACAATCCAATCCGTCAGCCAGACATCGCCGAAAATCACGTATTGCTCTGTACCATCTTCAGTTTGTGGAAAATCGCCATCACTTAATATCGCAGGCGGTGAAGGTTTTGGCGGTTTCGGCGCAGTGAAGTAAGCGACAGCGGCAAAGACAACAAAGATAATGGCGTAAATCCACATGTTATTGTTCCTTTAAAATACCGGCTCGCCATCAAATGGCGATTTGCCCGGCATATGCGGACACGCGCCGCAATTATCCAAGTTATTAAACTTTGTAAAGCACGTGTTAATTAAACCATCGCAGCCTGCCATCGCAAACGCCGCCTGCCCAAAAACTAAAGGCGCTGGGTTGATTAGCGTTAAAGTACTTCCCTGATGATGAGCTATGCCGCGCGTAAAAATTAAGCCCTCGCTGCTTTGCCATTTGATATAACCGCCTTTAAACCAACCATCGGCATAAGCGGCAAGTGCACTGTTGCCGGTTAATATGCGCCCCTGATTGCTTTGCACGGTAAACGGTACTTGAAAATCTTCTGGGCGCACTTGGCAGTTTTTGTCGTACAGCGTATGCGGGCATTCTCTCGCCCAGCTTAGACTTAAGCCTGTCATCGGTCTTGTGCCTAATGGACGGCAAAACATCTCAAGGCTGGCCGCGTTAGGTTGGTTAATCTCGACTAGTTCGCCGTGCCAGATAACCCGTGCTTCATCATCTTTCGCGTGTTTATCCCAAAGCGTGATATTGATAGTGGGACGACCGATTAAAAACAGTTTGGCTGGTTCAAAATCAAAAGGCACTGTAATTTTTAAACGGTTAGCGCTGGCATCGCCTTTTTGCCGTATACCGTCATCTTTGATTTGTACCGGCTTGTACGATACATGGTTATGTAGGATATCGCGCTCAAAAGACGTATAACCTAAAACCAAGTGACCAATCACAAAACGGTAGAGCCTTTGCGGCTTGCCGTTAAAGATTGACCATTCCAGCGCATTAAATGCCATCTCGCACCTCTTTAAATAGAGCTTTGCAGCGCATGATGCTATCGCTTAAATGATGCAGAGTGATTAAATCGCTGTCTTGCCTTACTAAGTTCAGCCAACTAATGCGCTTAACCATAGGCGGGCTAAAACCGACGCCAAGCATGGCGGATAAGCCCAGCCTTTCGGTGGTGTCGTTAATTGCGGTTGCACTTTGAATGGCGCGGTAAATTATTGTGCCGTCCGTTAATTCAATACGAATACTGCGCGGCTTAAAGAAGTGTGCGTAATCGATGCGCTCAATATCTATTTGAAAGGCACTAGCACCTACCGCGTCAATTAGCGTCATATCATCAGAAAAACTAGGCAGCCATAAAGGCTTTTGTTTGCCGTTTAGCGCGTAAAAAATAGAAAGTAAGGCGCGGCGCTCGCTTCTATCCGCGCTTAAAAAACCGTGCGCTTGTACAAAAAAGGCTCGCTTGCCGTGGTCAATTAACAGAGGCGGCGCTGTATGGTTATCGAGTAATTTAGTAATGCGCTCAAAGGCTAGGGTTAAATCTTCGCTTTCCTCGGGCGCGACCTCTAATACTGGTATGTTTTTATGCAGAGGCAGCGTATGACTTTGAATAAATGGCTGGGCTTCATTTTGTAAAAAATCCGCCTCAATTTGCCAGAGCGTATCGGTTTTACGTTTAATCGCTGGGGATTTGGTTAAAAACGCGCGGCGCACAGGCAGTAGCTGTGTACCAGAAGGCCAACCATTCACGGTAGGGCGTTTTAAGTTAAGACTATTTAAGCCGATTTGCTCAATCTCGATAACTTCAAAATGATTAGAAGATTGCCTAAGCAAAGCCAGTGTTTCAAAGCCTTGCGGCTGGCACGGGATGCTATCGCTGCCTGCCGCTAAATCCCCTTCCAAGTACAAAGCATCAGCCCAAACCGGCAGCGCCCATATTCTCGCGCCCCATTCGCTTAATACTGTTTCAAAGCGTCTGCGCTCTGCGCCTTCTATTAAAAAATCTGCACTGATGCTGCGGCGCGGGGTTTCGCGTAACGCGCGGCGCTGTTCATGGCCTTGTTCGCTGGATAGTATCTCGGTTTTCCATTCGAGGCTTTCGCTGATACCTCGCTGCCAGTTTGGCGCAAAGGCAAAGGCGATAATGCGCTGGCCGATGAGTTTTAATTGCAGCGGCGCTTCGCCTGTGATTTGAAAGATAAATGCGCCGTCAATTATGGGCGGTCCACTAATTCCGGCGGCAAGTTCCCAGATAATCTCTGCCAGCGGCAATAAAGAAAAAGGGGCAGCTTGCCCGTTTAATACAATGCCTTCTACATCTTGCGCGATAATCTGTGTTAATTCTCGCGGGGTAAAATAGGCATTCCAGAGTGAAAACGGGGTTTTAAATTCCGATATGACATTGCCTAAATCAATAAAAGTATCCGATACCCAGAGGCGGTTATAAAAGTTTAGTGCTAAAGAGCCGGTTAATAAGCCGCTAAAGGCTTGCGGAATATGGCTAACCGGTGCGCCTTGCGTTTTAACTAAACCGGCTATCGCGCCGCTGTTAGTAAAGCCTTGGCTGGCATCGGTTAAATCGCGGGCAGTATCCAGATTAACGCTCTGATTGCCTTTAAAGGAAAGTAGCGCTTTGGATAAGTGCAATCCGGCAAACGCAGCCATTAGTTAATCACTTTATAGGCATAACCGACCATGCCAGAGCCTTTGTTATCGTTAGCGGCACGCTCGACCGGCGGGAATACTCGCCATTCATCCTGCCCTACTGTGATGCTATCGCCTGGACTTAAATAATCCATGCGGCAGACGGCAAAGTCTTTGACCTCGCCGATGATGCGCGTTCTATTTTCTGCGCCCATTGTGTAAATGGTGCAGGGAATAAGTAATGTGCCGCCGGTTAAGCTATTGGCACTGGTTAGCACTAGCAGAGATGACGGGTGGTTAGCGTCATAGGAATAGCCCCGACCTAAGCCGATAGCGTAGCGATTAGCGCCAAATTGAGAATTGAATAACAGCCAGTCTGGCGTGGGTGCGCCGTCTTGCCCGTCCACTCTTACTGCTGAACCAAAGTATCCATAAGAGCCGCCGCCGCTTCCGTCAAAAGGCCAGTTGTTCATATAGCCGGTCAAGCCGTCTGTGTATTGGTTCTTGTAAAACCCACAAACATATTGCCCGCCGTCATATGTGCCAAATTTATTGAGTGTGCCAATAAATAATGGGCGGAATACGCCGCTTTCTATCTCAACGACAAGGTGTAGGTAACTTACTGTTGCGAACAGGTGATAAGCAATAAAAGGACTACTAGAAAGAGAATAGTGTGTGGGGACTTTAGTTGTATTAAAACGGTGCTGCATAGAAGTACCGGTTTGATTATTCCATGCCTTGCTATTATCAAAGCCGGTATTGCCGCACAGTTCGAGGCGGTCGTTAAAGGCTTTGATTGACCAGTAGCCGTCTTGATTATGGCAGCACCATTCATCAATGCTTGCTCTATCGGTTATCCAGCCGATACTTTCGGCATGTGCTTTGAGTTTAAGTAGTAAATCAGCGGGGGTGTTGGCTGCGCCGGTAAAATAAGCCATTTAATCTGCCCTTAATGCAAATAACCAAGGATTGCCGCTTCGTTGTGCGGTTTGAAAGACGATATAGTCCGTGCCGTCAATCGTTATTACATCCTCTGCACCGGAATTTTGCGCGGGCACGTAATAAGCGCCGTCAAACTCGCCCCATTGTGCAGAGCCTTGAGATTTAAATGTGCAAAAAGTTAATGGCAGTAAAGGGAATGTGCCGAAACTTTCCCGTAGTCCGCCGATCTTACTTAAAAGGTAAATGTTATATTGATGAATACCCAGCGGCCAGATAACGCGCTCTTCAATTTTAGGCACTACAGAGCTGCCGTGATATGAATTAGAGCAAAAATCTGTCCATACGCCAGATGCGCTGCGTGCAAAGCAACTCCTATGATAAGGACTGCTAATCCCCTTGTGATAATTAGAATTATCCGACCATCTAACAAGGGCTTCGCCGTTATAACTGCCGCTTACCATTAACGGATAGGGATAAAACGACGGCGGACAGGGTGGCAAGAAAAAGCCTGCGCCGCCGCTTTCGTATTGCGTGGATACTTTAGCGACTATCCAAACGCGCCGCCCATTGGCAAAAAACCAATAGGGCATCGGCGCGTTCCAAAGCAGGATTTGTACCGGCGGACTTGCGTTTAAAAAACCTGTGATAATTGAGCCGTTGGTTTCGGTGATTAAACCGGCATCAAACGCCGTGCCGCCGTAAATTCTTAAGTTATACCAGTCGGACGCGGTATTGCCCCATGAATTAAAGCCGATGAAGATTTCATCCGTACCGGCTAGGCCGGGCGCTTTAAAGGCTAATCCGCGACTTTCAAATAACTGTCCCGCAGCAGGTACGGTAGCATCGTGCAGTTTCTGCCAAGCCTGCCCGCTTGATACTAAATCAGGATGCGCGGTTAAGAAGGCTTCTAACTTGTCCATAAAACCTTGCAAGTTATTAGCCGTTCCCTGTTCAAAGGCCATTAGTTATTTACTCCTAGCGATTGTCTAAATTCCTGCCCGTATTTGCCGAACATATCCATGATGACGGCGCGGCCTTTGGCATTAGCGAGAGCTTCTAGGGCTTGCTCTTGGTTATTTACGGCAATTAGGCTGATTTGGTTTTCAACCGTCGTACTGTCTTTTGAATTAAGTTCATGCGTGCCTAGCGAGGGCGCGGAAAAGTTAGGCGCGGGTATTCCGGCTAATCCGCCGGTCGAGTGTTTGACTACGCCTTTTATGCGTTTAAAGGCTTCAAGGCCGCCTTGGTTAATCGCGCCTAAGGCTTGCAGCATACCGGGCTGCTGCGTGACAGACGCGCGGATGACGTATTCGCCATTACTTAGCCATGCGGGGATGCTGTCGGACGTGCCGCTGCCCGGTCCTGTGACCAGTCCGCCGGATGCTTTGCGCCGCGCAAGCCAGCTACCAAACATCGAGCCTGCCATCATGGCCATTCCGGCATAGCCCATACTAAAGCCGCCGCCTGCTGCTGCCCCTGCGCCTTGGCCTGCTGCTGCCCCTGCACTGCCTGCGCCGCCTGCCATACCGCCTGCCGCGCCGGATGCGCCCATGCTGGCACTGGCCGCCGCTAATTGAGCCGCTGCCGCCGATACCGCTGCCGCGCCGGTGGTTAGGCTGCCGCCTGCCGCCTGCATCTGTACCGCCGATTGCCCGACTGCGACTGCGCCGCTTTGCAAGGTCGCGCCGCCTTGTCCAAAGGCGGACATGATTTTGGAAACCATGCTTTGCGCGATATTTTGCGCGGCCATTTTTAGTAGCGCGTCTTGCACGGATAGGGCAAGGCTGGTTATCGCGCCGCGCAAGTCCATTGTGCCCTTGGCTAGCCCCACTAAGGCTTGTTCAAGGCCGCCGGTTAAGCCATCGCTTAAGGTCTTTTGCAGCAGTGAACAGGTAGTCGCCAGTTGCTGGCTTTGTTCATCGAGCTTTTGCAGCGCTTCAAGCGCTTGCTGCCCCACTTCGCCGCCTAATGCGGCCATCTCTTCCAGTTGCGGGCGAATAAGGGCGAGTTCTTCGCGGGTTTGCCGGTGAATGTCTAGCAGGCGCTCTCTGGCCTGGTATTCGTTGATTGTGCCTGCGTCTTGCTGCGTTTGATTGGCGATTTCTGCGCTGCGTTGCCGCTCTAGCGTGTCGCTGATTGCCCGCTGAATGGCCTCTAGGCGAATTTTCGCCTCGCCTAGCGGCAAGAGTTTATCCAAAAAGGCTATGCCCGCTTCGTTGCCAGCATCGGCAAAGTCTTGTTTTTGCGCGGCGATACGGTTTCTAAGTTCCGCTAAGGCCGCCTCGGTTTCCTTGCCTTTGGCGCGTAGCATCTCGACTTCAAGGGCTGCGTTAGTGCGGGCGTTTTGCTGCGCTTGCCTTGCGGCTTGCTCTTGTTCGCGTCTTAGTTCTTCTGCTGCTTTTCTGGCCTTTTCTTTGGCCTCGGTGCTTTTTTCATCCGCCGCGATAAGCTCTAGCGCGGCAATGGCGCGGGCGCGTTGCGCGTCGGTTAAGTTGCGCTGCGCTAAGTCGTAAGCCCTAACCTCTGCCGCCGTTTTGCCAGCGGTCGCCGCTTGGCGTTCTAGGGATTTTATGTAGTTTTCGTTTTCGGCGATTTTGCTCTCTGCGCCGTCATCGCCTGTCCCTGTGTTGTTTAGGCCGCCTTGGCCTATCGGCGGTTCATCCGTTTTTGGCGGATCTTTTTTAATCCTGCCGCTTACCTCATCTTCAATGTAAGCAAGCTGTTCTTTTAGAATTTTAAGGTCTTGTGTGGCTCGGTCTTTAAAGCGTTTGCTGGCAGCGGCTAGCGTGTCATCGCTAAAGACGGCCAGTGCACTTTCCCACACGTAACGGACATAGTTTGCATACTGCGCCATCGCTTGCGCCATATACGCGCCCGCCTTGCGCACAATGGCAAACTCTTTGTACAGATACTCTCCAATATTCCAGCCTAGCCAGCCACTCGCTGCAAGCAAGCCTGCGCCTTTCATGGTTTTGGCCGCTGCCCATGCGCCTCTCGCCGCGCCGGAAACCGCTTTAGCATAGGCTGCGACTTTGGCGATTTGCGCCGCGCCCCATACCAGCGCCAGTGCACCGCCTACCGCTGCTGCTGCGCTTACGACTTCATCTAAATTTTCGGTTAATAGCTCAATGGCTTTTACGATTTTGCCGGTATGCCGTCCGCCTTCATCGGCTTTGCCTATATAGGTTTTCCAAGCATTGGTTAGGTTCTTTAAAGCATCGCCTACGGACGTTTGCATGCCCTCTGCGTCTTTTTTATTTGTATCTAGGGATTTGCGCAGTCCCTCGGTTAAATCCTCTAACGCAAGCTTGCCGGATGCGCCTAGCTTGCGGACTTCTTGTGCGGTTTTGCCGGTCGCTGCTGCGATAGCGTCAACCAGTGTAGGAGTTGCCAGCAGCAGGCTTTGCCAGCTTTGGCTATCGACTTTGCCGGTTTGCAGCGCTTTAGAAAAGGCGTTAATCGCGCTGCTGGCGCGGTCTGCGCTGGTCGCGTTGGTGACAAAGAGCAGTGACAGGCTTTCGCCTACGTCCAGCGCCCCTTGCGTGGTGTAATTCATCGCCCTTAGCGCGTCCGCCGTTTGGATATACAGCTCTTGCGCTTCTTCTAGGCTGCGATAGGTTTGTTTGGTGCTTTCATAGAGGCGGTCTTGGACTAGGCGGTATTCCTCGCTGCTTTTAGTCGCAAGCTGGATGCGCGCGGCCATCTGGCCGTAGTCATCGGCAATGCGGATAAGGCTTTTAACGGTGGCAAGGCTTGCCCATGCGGCGACTAGGGTTTTTACCGTTCCGGCAAGGCCGCCCATTTTGTCATTGGCACGGTCTGCGCTGTCTGTTTGGTCATCGAGGCCGTCTCTAAAGCGCTTAAGTTCCTCTAAAGCGGCGCGTATATCGGCTTGGATGCGCAGTTGCAGTTCAAGGTCGCTAGCGGCCATGTGCAAAATCCTCTAGCGCTTTAATGTGTTTTTGCGCGGCTTTGCCTTCTAAGTTGACGTCTAAGCACAAAGCGGCGCGACTTAGCGCGGTTTGCCTTTGCGCTTGTTCGCTAAACAGTAGGATTTGCCGCAAGCTGTAACCTTCAATCGCTGCCATGCTGTGACCTGCGCCGATTAAGCGGGCAACGACTGCGCCCCAGCGCTCTGTTTTAGGTGCGCTTGTTGTATGGCTGCCATCTGCGCGAACTCCACGGCAGAGCCAATTAAGAAAGGGCCATTAACCGCCCACCAAAGCAGCAAAAGCCGCTGGCCTTCTTGCTGGCTTAGGTTTTCGATAAAGGCTTGTTCGCAGTCTGCGCTGATTGCCATTAGCTCAATTAAGGCTTGCCGCTTGCCTGCTAAAAGGCTGATGACTTGCTCCATACGCGGCATGGCATCGCCTTCAATCATTGCGCCTATGGCTTCAATCAAAGGTTGCAACAGTTCGTGCAGGTTTAAACTTTCCTTAAAGGAATATTCGCGGACGGTTAGCGTCTTGCCGCCTGCCGTGATTTGTTTGTTAGGGAACAGAATATTGAGGTCGTTGCTTTCATCGTTCATGGCAATAAGCGCTCCCACGGTAGGGCGAAAATCAATAAGGAAAGTCCGGCGCAGACGGCAAAAATCAAAGCCGCATTGGCCAGCTTGTTGCCTACTTTTCCCGCATCTTCTGGGTGCATTTGTCCGGTTACTCCTACGTGTGTTTTTGCGCTATTATCTCTGCGCATTCGTTGCTCCTTGCTTGTTCCAAGGGGTTTACGGGAAACCCTCGCTAGCGCTCACTGGCGGGGGTTTTGTTTTTCTTACGGCAATAAGCGCTCCCACGGGATGACGGCGGCCAATGAAGAAAGTCCGCCAAAAAATGCGGCAAACCCGTATAGCGAGGCCACAAAAACGCCAGCCCATAACAAGCGCCTTACATTTTTTGATTGCTCAAGCTGTTGCATAGCGTCTACCAAAAATCTAAAATCGAATTTGTCCATTCGCTAAACCCTGTAATGGATGCTGCAAAAAACCCGCCGCCGCCAGCAGCGGGTTTTGTTTTTAGGCAAGTTGCGAGATAGCGCCAAACTGTCCTAGTTCGCCGGATGCGGGTTTGCTGCTATCGAGCAAAATTCCGCCAGTAATGGATAAACCGGCGACCTCTGTTCCGTCGCTGATTAGCGGCAATTCGGCGAGCGGGTCGGTCGCTACCTTGTACAGCTCAATCAATACCGGCGCGTTGCCCTCGGCAAGGTTTAATCCTTTGTAACGTATCGCTACTGTAGGTTGCGGCGCAGTAAACATGCCGACGGCTTTTTTGGGCGCGTGTTCGTACGCGGCTTTAAGCGGCATCACAGGCGCGGGCGAGGTTGGCAGGCTGTTAAACACAATCTCGCCAAAGTGGCCGTTATCCAGTAGCTGATAGTGGCTAGGGTCAATGGTGTTAGGCGTACCGGCGCTATCGGTAATGACTAGGTTTTTAACGCCGATTTGCGCCAGCTTGACGGTATCGCCTACTGCGATAGTGCCTAAATCCTCGCCGGTGACTGTGCCTGCTGGCGTGTTGATTGCCTTGCCGTAGAGCACCATTGCGAGATTTTCGGTTTCAATGCTGCGCAGCGTCATATTGAGCGTTGCGGTTTTGCCGATAGGGAAACTTCTAACAAGGGCTTTTTGCCCGCTGTAACTTTCCTTGTGTTCGACTTTTTCGACGGCAAGCGCAACGGATAAAGCGGACACGTCGCCCAAAAAGCGGTAATCGCCAATCACGCCACCCACAATCGGCGCGGCTTCGACTTTGCCTTGTCCGTAGTAATAAGTATCAGTCATTGTCTTGCTCCTGTTTATTTAAAGACGCGGGGATTTTGTTAATCACGCGGGCGCGTAATAAAAATTGCGCGGTGGTTTTATCCACTTCGATAATCTGCCCTTTTGTGCAGCGTTTGCCTTGGTGAATATGGGTATCGGTTAATACGGTGACTTTAAGGTGCGCCATAAGGCTTAGTCCTCGGCCAGATAAAACCGGCTTTAAATAACAGGGGGAAGATTAAAAGCTCGCCTTCTAATGAGACGGGCAAGTTTTCATTGGCGCGTTGTAGCGGGGATATTCCTGCGTGTTGCGTGGTATCGGGCTGCCAATCGGACAAGGCGTTAATCAGTTGCCCTAAAAGTTCGCCGATTTGTAATTGGTCTTTGTAATAAACCGATAAAACCGCCGCCCAGTATTGCGTGACTTGATTTTTTCCTGCTTTGTCATCGTTCGCGGCATCGCCGCAATAAATAATCCAACAGGCAGGGCTGGCCGCGCTTTGTGTGTCAATCGCTTCGAGGTTATGCAGGCTATCGACTTGCGCAAGGCCAGTGACGGCGCTTTTAATCCGCTCAATTAAAAGCGGCTGCATAAATAAGTAGTTATTCATCTACCAAACCCCAGCCCAATCGTTACGGCCGCTGGTAAACCGGATAGTGTCGCCGCCTTCTATTGCCTCGCCTTTGTCGGATAAGCCAATGCTTAAGGCATTTTGCGCAATGCCTTTTAAGGTTTGCCGCGCTTCTTTGGCGCGTTCATGCGCGGGGCTTGCTTCTTTGGATAGTGCGCTTAAATTGGCAAAAGCCAGCGTGCAAGCGAGGCGTTTAATAATCGCCGGTGTTTCGCTTAAAGGTAGTTTGTAGCGGCTGTGCAGGTATAAATCGATTTCCGCGCTGGCATCGCTAATGGCGCGACCGGCAATATTGAGGTCAATGGTGGTAACCGGCTTATTGGTTTTATCGGTTAAGCGGATGATGACTTCTTCGCCGTATTGCTCGATGAGGTCGGAAACTTTGCAATAGCTCATACCAGCAACCTTCCCCACGGGATAGCCGCTAATATCAGGCTAGCGCCATAACAGGCAGCCAAAATCAAAGCGCTTAGGCCGATACAAACCCTTAAAAAAGGTGAAAATTCGCCTTGTATCTCTACATTTTTTAAATCTTGCATGCGAAAAATCCCCTTGCTAAACTTCTTCAACGGTTTTCTCCATAGTCTGGTTATGGTCTAAGCCGAAAGCCCCGCCACTAACGGGGCTTTATTTTTTGCGCTTAATCAAGCCATGCGCTTTCTAAAATCTGCACGCGGTTATAGTTAGGGTTGTCCGCGCCGTTGCTTAAGCGCTGTGCGCCGACTACATCCATTGCTGCGCCGTACAGGTTCGGCGGCACTAAAAGCAGGCGCGGGCGAATGTCGAGCGGTATGCCGCCGTGTCCTTTGAGTTTGCGCATGTTGGTATACATGGCATCAAAGTTTGCCGCGTTAAGTTTTTTGGTCGAACGCGCGGCCAGTTGCCAATAACCAAAGCCCACGTTATGCCGCGCATAAATACCAAAGCGGTATTCATGGCGCATAAATACGCTTTCGTCATCATCGCGCGTCATATTGGTAATTTTGAACTTTTCGCGCTCTTGGAATATCAGCGGTTTTAGGCTGCGCGTGTCATCGATTAAATACCAAGGCGAGGGACTTTTATCGGCGCCTGTGCCTTCGTAGTTATTGGCGACTTCGACCGTTGCGCCGGTTTTATCTACGTTTGCGCGGATAGGGTGCTTGTCATTAAAAAACGGTTTGCCGTCATAACAAAGTGCGGTCGCTTCATGCGCTTTTTGCAGGATTTCAAAGGTTAATTGGTCAGGTGCGCGGCCAGCGGCTAAGCCTCGCTCTTTAAATAAGGGCGAGTAGATACCTAGCACGTCATCTTGCAGTTTGAACTTATCGACGGCTACCGAACTTTCCCAGTTTTTGGTCACGATTTTATAATCGCTGGCGGCCATATCTTTAAATTCGCGGTCGCCTACCCATTCACGAAAGCTCGGCCAACTGCCCAGCCAGCCGTAAGTAGTGACCTCGGTATTGGTCGGAATAACGGTAGCGACTTTTAAATAATCGCTTGGCGCTTCAGCAAGGCCATCTTGAAAGTGTTTTTTAAAGGCAACCTGCAAGGCTTGCAGAGTGGCCGGGGTAATAATCGCCATGTGTTATTCCTCGCTGGCTTGCTGCGCTTTGAACGCGGCGAAGTCTTTAGGGCTAATGCCGGTAGCTTTAGCAATGCGTAGTTCTTCATCGCTTAAGCGGTGTTCGTTTTCTTTTGGCGCTTTGCCTTGCTGGCTAGTTAAAGCGGCAATTGCGGGCGCACTTTCAAGGTAGGCTTTAAGGCCGCTTAAATCTTTAGCGCCATAATCTTTTGCCCATTCAATTTGCGCCGGTAGTAACTTGCCTTGCTGCGTGGCCGCTGCAATTAAGGTTTCCACTTCGCCGCTTTGAATTTGCGCCGATAGCGCGACAATTTGCGCTTGCATTTCACGCATGGCTGCAACCGGTACATATTCAGCCGGATTAGGCGCTGCCGGTTTAGCGGCTTGCGTTTTAAGTGCGCTACAGGCGGCAATAATGCTTTGTTCATCGGCGCTGTTATCGAGATTAAGCGCGGCTGCAATGGCCGATAAATCGGCGGTTTTTTCTTGCGTTTCGGACATGGTTGTATCCTCTGTTGGATTAAGTAATTGGCGGGCAGCAGCGGTTAAACGCTGCATACCGTCAATGGCGGGGTTATTAGTGAATGCGCCGTGGAATAGTTCGCGCACCACGCCTTTTTTGTCGTGCCCAAATACCGGCGAAAAGTAGCGGTATTGGCCGGTTTTGATTTGTTCTTTGGCTTGCGGGGTATATTCAGCCTTTGCCCATAATCCGCTGCCTTCGCGCCACTCTAAATCCACCATCCAAGCGGCAGCGGGATTAGGCTGTCCGTTTTTTTCGGTATGTAAGGTTTGGTGTTCGTAATCAATAACCAGCGGATTTTTTTGTGCGCGGAATTTATTGATTATTTCACTGGCGCTTTTCGCGTCGATAGTCCAATGCGGCACGGGCATTTTGCGCCCGTCATTGGGTTTAAATGCGCCAGCGGGTAATACCTGTACCCACGCGGCATTGTCGTTAGGCAGTTCAAAAGCGCAAGCGGCATAAATAAGAGTATCCATGCTGCCGATAATGCGGCGCTGATTAACCCTTATCTAGAGGAAAGGTTTCTTACGGTTTTTTATTGATTTAAAGCCTGTTTCAAATGCGCTTTAAGCAGATTTTTAACGGCTTTTCGCATGGGGGGCGTTAAGGTTTTTTTATCGGCTTCAATCGGCAAAAAAGGACGCGCCGGAATACGGGTTTTATGGCCTTTGCCCGCTATGCCGCCGAACTGGTGAATAGCCGCGTAAGTGGTAGGGTTTTTAATCTGCGCGTAGTGGTCGTTAAATTCTAAAATAAAGTTTCTTACTAAGTTTGGATTGCGCCCTTTTAATATCGGACTAGTCGCGCCGTGGCCTTTGCGGGCGCGGGCGCGTTGTGTGGCGGTGGCTAGCATCGGCCATTTAGGGTTGCCTTCTTGCGTAAAGTTGCGCTCGGTTTGGGTTAAAAGTTCGCTGGCAATGCTGCCCATTAACTTTTTCAGGCCTGTTAATTGCTCGACGAGCTTAAAAAAACACTCGCGAGCTTCCTCATTTTCTATTTTTACCGAATACATATTTACCCCTTACTATTTTTACGATAAAACCATTTTTTTATTTTCTTAAAGGCTCTTAGGCCAAAGCCTTGCTCTTGCGTTGCGATAACTTCTTGTATTGTTTTGTCTAACTCTGGAATAAAAAAAGAAAAACTTTGTGGCTTTCGCTTGTCAAATCCTAAATCAGAATAAGTGATAAAAGCATTGCCTTGACGGTCGATACATTTTACTGCTGTAGTATATTGCTTAATTGTTTTGCCGCGACCCATTTTGGTTTCTATTTCAATTTTATAAGGCTTACCAATCGCGCAACATAAAGTTGCACCCCATTCTTCCATGCCTTCTTCAGATATTGCAAGAATACGGCAACGACAACCAAAGCCATTTGGTGGTAGCAGATTTTCCCATATAGGATTATTCTGGCTATTGTCGAGAAAGGCTTTTAAGTGCAGCGCGGCATGACTAGGGCGGGTGTAAGCATCTATTTCTGTAAGGAACAGACAATAAGGATGCGAGCCATCCGCTTCTTTCGCGGCTTTTAATCTGTTACTTATAATATCTGGATATAGATTACTACTGTAAATACTTTCTAGCCGCTCTTCATTAAAAAACATGATGCGCTCTATTGCGCCGTCTGGCAAAACAATATCTTGTTCGCCCCAGCAGCCTTTTTCTTTTAGAATTGGAACTATGGCATGTTTGAACTTATTAAATACAAGTCTTTCTTTTCTGTTTTTCGCTATCTCTTTATTAAAAATAGCCAGTAAATTTAATTCTTCTATTTTGTTAATGATAAATTCAGCAGCATAAGGGCTGTCTTTTATCTCAAACCAGCGCCATATAGCTTTTTTCCCTTTGTATTTAAAATACTGATTTTTTCTTTGCATATTCTTGCCTATCCCGTCCGCCATCGTTTGCTAGGCTTGGTATTCTATAGGCTTATCACCATCGGCGCTGCCAGCTCAATACTGGACATGGGATTGCTTCCTTGGCGGGGTTAGGGGCATTCTATAACCTTTAATCACTACCTTTTCTCTGCAAGGTGTCGTTATGACAGGGTTATTAAGGCAAAGAATACAGGGGGGCTTGCGTGCGCTGCCGAATGTATTTTGCTTGCTGCCCCACACGGACTACGCGCACGGTCTTTGTCGTAGTACAGAAGAATTGATGACTAAGGCTTGGGATAGAACGAATCGCCAGATGCATCAAGCGTTTTATAGTTTTGAGATAGAGCATGCCGAAGTCGCCGAAAAAGTCGCCAAAAAGCAAGTCGCCAACGCTTAAAGAGCCAGCGACTAAAACTGCGCTGCATATTCAATCCAAGCGCGAAACCTTCACCGGGCCGATACCCGCACCTTGGATACTGGCGGAATACGACCAAGTGTTGCCGGGTACAGCAGAGCTTATCCGCGCGGAGTTCCTCGCTAACGGTGCGCATATGCGAAAAATGGAAGTGATGATTGTGCAGCTTCGCAAAGAGGAGGCCGACAAAAACCGTAGGGCAGCGCAGCTTTTGGTTTGGGGTGCTTTGCTGGCTGCTGTGGGTTTGGCGTTAAGCGGACATGAGGCAGTGGCAAGCGCTATAGCGGTATCAACAGTAGGTGCGGTAGTAACCGGCTTCTTAAGCCAGCGCAAACCGCCAAAAGAAACTACAGCGGCAGAAACCGGCGAGGCTTGACCGCTTGGCGGGGCGGGGGTAGGATTTTGTGGCGGCGCGGTAGTAAGTTTCCAATCAGGCAACGGTTATTGACCCTACGTGGCAATATTATGCAGGTTCAAATCCTGCCGCTACCTGCCGCATTTATCTAAATTGCTTGATATGAGGCTGCTCAAGCATGCTAAAAACATCGTTTTTAGTGATTTTAAAAATCGTTTTCGCCTCATCTATCAACGCGCCGCCGTATTGATTGCTGCCAAAGCCTAGCGGGATTTTATAGAACTGCCCGCCTTTTACCGGTATCAGGTAAATCAGGTTGCTTTTTTTGCTGTCCCATAACTTTAACGCGCCAGCGATAGTGTCTAACCGGCTAAACAATTGCGGCAATGCCTTAAATTCCTCAACGGTTAAGCCGTTTTTCTGCACTTGCGAATGCCGCTTAAACTTGCCGCCTGCAAAGTGCATCTGGTCAAGGAATATCAAGCCATTTTGCAGGCTTGCGCCTTGCTGTTTAACAAAGGCTATATCGGCGGCTGGCAACAAACTAAACGCCATCGCTTGGCGTTGCCCTTTGGTTTTTGGGTCAAGTGCAAAATCAACAAACGCCTCCCACCCCTTAAGCCTTGCTGGGTTGAGTAGCACGGACTGAATAAAGGCATGCGCCTTGCTCTCTAGCACTTCGCTTGCTCGTTCGTATAAGAGCTTATCGACCGTATGCGCGGCCATTGGCGAACTGTTAAAACCTTTATCAGGGCGGCGCTGATTGGCTTTGCTGGTCTCTGGTTTTACGCCCCATTCTTCCAAGCCTTCCTCGGATACCGCGACAAATCGGCAGCGGCAATTGTAGCCATTCGGCGGGATGATGCTTTGCCATGCGGGGTCGCTATGGTGAAAGGCTTTTAAGTGCAGCGCGGCATGGGCTGGCCTTGTGTAAGCGTCCACTTCGGCGAGATAGAGCCAGTAAGGGTGCGTATCGACCGCTTCAAGGGCGGCAGCATGGCGACCGGCCATATAAGCGGCCTGCATATTGGTTTGGTAGACGGTTTTTAAATGCCATTCGCGCAGCGGTTCGCCGGAATAATCCTTTTTAAACTCGGAAAAGGTTTTACCCTCATTAACCGCTGCGCTAATCGCCTTTTTAATCTGCGCTAATGCCGATAACTGCGAAACTTTAACGACGGTAAAGGCGCGGGCATGCGCGGCATTTTGCATGTCCGTGTATTTTTCGGTTAATTGCAGCCCTTTTTGCGCAATAAACCAATCGGGAAAGGCCATGATTTAACCTATTTTTTCCAAGGATAGGCGACCGGCTATTTCAGAGGTTAGCATCAGGCGGCCTAATTCATCGATGACTTCATCCGGCGCTAAATCCGGCAAAGCCTGTGCGATTAAATCGAGCGCTTCGTTCTCTGATTGAGCGCTTTTTAATAACTGCACCAAGGGCGCGTTAATGGCGCTGGCGCTTGGCTTTTGCGGAACGGCGCTATCGATTAAGCCTTGCCACTTCTCGCCTTTGTTTAATGCGCTGATTTGGCGGCTAGCCATTTGCCGCGTGAAGGCTTCTTGCCTTGGCGGCGCGGGCATTAAAACCGCCTCGCCTTCTTCTGGGACGGGAATGCCTAGCTGCTGATAAAGCCAAGGTTCAGGGATTTTTAAACCGCTATTGATTAACGGCGGCAGCGCGTTAGCGAGTGCGCTTATATCGGCGTTTTCGTTTAAATCAAAGGTAAAGCGCAGCGGGCGGATATTGGCAAAGTTAATTTGGCAAAACGGCGCGATTAAATCGCGGTTTAGCGTGGCCTCTAGTTGGTGCGCATCGGCTTCCATTAAATCGCGTCTTACTTCGTTATGCACTTTGCCTAGGGCATACGCGCCGCCGTTATCACTGGTATTACTGGTTAATGTGCCGCCTAAAATGGCTTTAGACATGGCCTCATCGCAAGCCCGCTCCATTGTTTGGAAGCTATCGGCGCTGCCTTTGGCGGCCTCGACAAATTCAACCAACATATTGTCTGGAACGATACCGGCGGCGCTGTGTCCCATGCTGGTGACTAAATCCATTAACTTTTTTTGTTGCTTGTCATCCGTGCCTGGCGCAAATTTTCCTAAGCGCAAAGGTTGCCCATAAATGGCTAAGAACTCGTTTAAATGATGCAGCGCGTAATGCTTCATCAGATAAGGCATAGCGAGTACGCGGAATAATCCGGCGCGGGCGATATAACCGCTTCGCGCACGTGGTTTATGGATAATCCAGCCTAGGGGTTGCGGCTCGATAGGTTCGCTTTTATCGGTGCGCAGCATCAGTTTGTTTTGGTCATCTTTGGCGAGGGTAAACCATGTTTGCGGACGGTGAATAAAGTGCGCGGGCAGCCAGAGGTTATCGATAAGCTGCCAGTTAATCTCGCAGGCGGAAAAACCGTGTCCGATACCGTCTAATAAATCAAAGAGTAAGTCGCGGGCGTTATCGGTTATGGCCTCGGTTAATAGCTGCGCGGCGTTTTCTTCTTCTTTGCTGGCATCATCTGGCGGCGCGATATGCCAAGGTAAACCTAAAATCGCGCGTTTGCGTTTGGATAGTTCGGCGAACAGGTGCGCGTCCTTTTCCTCCATATCCATGAATAATTCATGTTGCTGTTTTAAATCGCCTGTTTCGGCTTCCTGCAATAGGCGGATAAGCGCTTTAGGTTTTAGGCCAATCGCCGGATGCTCGGCGCTTTCATTAGCGACAAAGCCGATTTGCGGCAGTTGCGATTGTTTGGGCGCGACAGCCTTTTTATCGGCCTTGCGGTTAGGTTTAATTACCATGCTTGAAACTCTCCATGAAAAGGGCTGTCGTCGCTATATAAGGTTTCGCCGTCTCTATCGACGAGCCTTGCGCCGTCCAATGATGCAAAACTTGAGGCTTGTTGCCAGAGCATATGCAGGCAGTCTGGGCCATCATCATGCGCGGCCATTGGGAAGTGCTTAAGTTGCTGTATAAGGGTTTGCTGATTGGGGTTTAAACGGATTAAACCGTTGGCCATATGCGGCTGCAAGGTTTCAATGCGCAGCCTTTTATCGGCATTAGGGATAATCGGGCGGGCGGGAACGGGCACGCCTTGTTGTATGCCGCGCTTAATTAACTCGGTGCGCAAAAACTCTTGAAACTGCACGGCTTCAATAGCCCATGCGGCGCATTTGTATTGTTTTTGCAGGGCAATAATATCTTCAATAATGGTGTCTGGCAGGCGCTTTTTAATGCTGGCATGGATAACGTCTAAAATGCCGCTTTGTCTGTCATATCCGCCAATTAAAATAGCGGACGGGTCGCGCCCTTGTCCTTTGCGGCCTAGTGACGGGTCACACGCGCCAAAATAAACCCATCTGGGATTATCGCCGGTGTAATAAGTTATGCAATTGGCAAAGGGCGCGTTATCGCCTTGGCTGGGGTCGTTTTGTTGCTCGCTATCAAATGCGGCTTGTCCGTCGGTGGCGCGTTTAAGCATCAGCGCAATCAGCGGCACATAATCCGGCCAGCAGACTTGCGCCCCTTTATTCATCGCCTGCTTATTGGCCTGATAAAAGGCATTAGCCTCGGCCTCGCTTTGGTTTAAAAGAATATCCTGCCAGGTATCCCACAAGTCCATATTATCCGGCCAGCTAATAATGGCTTTAAATAACTTGGACTGCCACAAAGGATGATTTAAAAGGCGCGAGAGTACGCTGTCATAATGTAAAACAGTGCCAATAACGATAACGTCCATACTGCCATCAGCTGCGCCTAATGATAGGACGGTTCTTTCTAGCCAGTCTTGCAATTTATCGCGCTGCTCTGGGCTTCTAACGTTTTCGTCATTTTCCAAGTCATCGCAAATCACTAAATCGGGGCGGTGTGCGCCGTGTCTTAATCCGCGCAAGCGTTTACCGTTACCGGCCACTTCTATTTTGGCGTTACCTTTAGTGACAATGCAGCCTTCTTTCCATATTGCGCCTTCGCCGGTTTGTTTGGGGTAGTCCATTATCAGGCGAGCATTCGCCTCTAGGTTGGCTTTAATAGCGGCGAGCATGGCGGCGGCTTGCCCGTAAGCATCGGCAATAATGGCAATGTATTTTTTACGGCCGGTTAAAACGCACCAAAGCACGAATAATTGACTAACTAAAGTGGATTTAGCGTGTCCGCGCGGCGCGGCGATAACCAAGCGACAGCCTTGTTTTTGCTGAATGAGTTTAGGCAGTTCTGTATATAAATAACGGTGCAATTGCGCGGGTTTTTTGTAAGCGTAAGCGGGAAAGTACGTCTGGCAAAAGAAGGCAAAATCATTTTGCGCTTTTTGTGTGCGCTTTTTTATTTGTACAGGGTCTGGGTCAAGCCCTGCTTCTTTCGCTTCTAAACCCGCTCTAAGCTCGGCTGCGATTTGCAGCATATGCTTTTTAAACGCAAGCGCACTCATTCTTTAAATACGATAGGCAGATGCGAGCCGAAAGCCTCGATAACCTCGATTAAATCGCCTGTTTTATCGGGATAGTTCAGTGCTACAAACTGTGCAAAGTGTTTGATAGCTTCGCGGGCGGTGGCGAGCTTATTGACGTTAGGCATAATGCGGCGGCTGGCGTGAATGGCTTTGTGCAGCGCGTCTACGAGGCTTGCGAAGGCTTGCGCTTTAACAATGGAATTCGCTTGCGTCTCGCCCGGTATATCTTCCATGGTTTTTTTAATCTGGCAGATTAAACCGGCCAAGGCTTCACGCGTGGTGCTTTCGAGTTCATCGCCTGCTAAGAGTGCGGCGGCTTGGCCTTTGTCCCAATCCTCGCCGTGTTTTAAATCGGCTTGCTTCCAGCGGCTGATAGTGGACGGGTCAATATCGAACATGGCCGCCAGTGCGCTAATCGGCGTGCGGCTTTCGATATAGGCTTTTTTAACGCGCTCTTTGGTGTTGTTAGGGATTGCCATTATTACCCTCCTAATTTGCGTTTAACAAATCCGCCGAAAGCGCCTAATAATCCCTCGCCGTCTTTTTCAAAGATGCGCAGGATAGCGCCGATAATCCACCATGCGGGCAGCCCTGCAATGACTAGCGCGGGCGTTGCGACAAATAATAAGCCTAAAGCGGCGTCGATTTCATAAAGGGCTGCAAGTTGCTGCGCGGACATAAATAAATCAGGGTGTGCATTATGGATATGGACTAATAAGAGCGGCCCGAACAGTGAACTGGCAATCATGGTGCAAAAGAGCCTTGCAAAGCCTTCAGCCATTGTTTTCGGCCATAACACAAGAAAGCCTAAAGCGGCGGCGAGTGCGCCAGCGGTTATCTGGATACCAAAGAGCTTTAGTAGAGCGGTTGCGGAGGTTGGCATTGACTGCGGCCTTAAATGGATATTTGCCGCTGATTATGGGTGGATTATTTTCTTAAAATCAGCATGAAAGGTTTCAGTTAGTTTTTTTGGGCTAGGCAAAAAAAAGCGCCTTTCGTTATAGTGTAAGTCTCTGACCACTCACAAACAACGGAAAAGCGCTATGCAAAACATTTTACAGAAAATAATGGAGGCTGTCATGCCTACGGCGGTTTCGAAACTAATAGCTATTGCCAGTATAGCACTGGCTTTTTCCCTTTCGCTTTGGCATGGCTGGTTGCAGCGTACTTTTGACCTTGATATAGGCAAGACGGATTTAATTATGGCAATAGCTATGTTATCCGTGCTGTTGACTGGCGCGTTATGTTGCATCGTATCAATCACGCGGGCTAATTACCGCTTGATTAAAGAGCGAGACCTATTGATTGAAAAGGACAATGAAAATGCAGAGGTTTTTTCCAGACATTCCCGCCAGATAAAAGAACTTGAAAGCGATTTGATAAAAACGGGGAACGGCTTGCATTCATTGCGCAACGAATATCAAGCCTTTAATAACCGTTATGATGAATTGCTGGCTGTGTATAAAAAGCTAATAGAACAAATCAAGACGGCCGGATTAGAGCCGGTTGCTCGCTCTTTGTATAATTAAAACAATCCTTTTTGCGGGTTATCCGGTTTATGTTGCGCGGCGATTTGCGCAATGCGGCGGTCGGATAATTGATAGGTTTTGACCAATTCGCGGATAGCTTGTGTTTTGGGTTTTAAGTTCTGCGCACATTGCTTGAGTGTGGTTTTAATTTGATTATCGCGTACGGCTTGCATGGCTTTGTAGCACCTAGGGACATAAATAACCTCGCCTGCAAAGTGGCGTTGTAATTGGCTATAGGCTTGCTCGCCGATAAGGCTAATTAGAGTATCGCGTTCATGGCCTTGCTTATCGGTAGCGGGGATACGCCAGCTAGCGCCGCCTAATTGTTTAAGAATGAGATTAGCGGTATTAAAGCCTAAAAGCTGCACTAAGTTTCTTGCAAAAGCGGGCATATTCTGCAAGTTTTCATGGCAAAAGTCGGACGGTTCATTGCGTTTTCGTGCAGTTTCTTGCATTTTTCGGCCATTTTCAACGGAACAATGCGGGTTTGAAGGCCACTTTTTTGCATGCCCCCCCCTCTTTTGCTTGCATTCATTGCATTTTGAGGCGGGATTGTTTGGCAGTGATTTAAGTTTACCAGAATTATAACTAAGTGGTTATTAGATAAAAAATTGATTAGAGATACTGTGTTGTGTAAAATTACACAATGAACAGTAAAAAGCTCATTAAGCAACTAGAAGCGGATGGCTGGTACTTAGTCCACGTGGTCGGTTCGCACCATCAATTCAAGCACCCGCACAAAGCGGGCAAAGTGACCGTGCCGCATCCGAAAAGTGACATAGCGATTGGCACGGTCAATAGCGTGCTTAAGCAAGCCGGATTAAGGTAAGGAGGCAAGCAATGCTTTATCCGTTATACGTACATCACAATGAAGGCAGCGCATGGAGCGGGGCGTTCCCTGATATGCCCGGCTGCTTTACGGCGGCCGATGAATTAGACGATTTACCGAAAATGGCACAAGAGGCGGTAGAGGCGCATTACGGCGCGGATAACGAGCCACTGCCGCTAGCGAGTACACCTGAACACTGGCGAGAGCATGCCGATTATCAGGGCGGCTTTTGGCTCATGGTGGATATTGATTTATCGCGCGTTAGAGCGCCGCGTTCCGTGCGTTTAAATATCAGCCTTCCCGAGCCATTAGTAGCGCGAATTGATAGGGTAGCGAAACAGCGCGGGCAATCGCGCAGCGCGTTTTTAGCGAGCGCTGCGAGCCATGCCATGCAAGCGGCCTAGCCGCTCAATCAACAGCTTTAGCGTATAGATAGCCTCGCCGGATTTAACCATGCGCGGGTCGCATCGGTAGACATTCCAGCCTAAGCGCAAGGCGCGGTCGTACTTGATTAAA